AAAATCCTATAACTGGTATCGAGAACAAGTAACTAGTTTGGGTAAAAATATGTCCGGCACTCAATTACTTAGAAATGAAAAATTAACATCAAGAATACGCCCAGGTGAGATGTATCTGTTTATGTACGATCCAAAATATAAACTTGAATTACCGTATTATGATGCTGTTCCATTGGTGCTACCGTTTAAAATAGTTAAGGACGGTTTCTTAGGGATAAATTTACACTACTTACCGTATCTAGCTAGATATAAATTATTGGGCGAATTGAGTAAATTGACATTGGATAAAACAATAAACGAAAATACAAGAATACAAATTTCTTGGCAAATATTAAATAGCTCATCTAAATATTTAGCTGCCACTGCGTGCGTGAAACACTATTTAAATGATCACTTAAGATCCAGATTTTTAAAAATAAATTATACAGATTGGGTTACTGCTTCCATGTTACCTGTTGAGAATTTCAAGAAAGTGAAAAAAGAAAAAGTCTGGCAAGACGTTAAACAAAAAAATAGGTACTATTAATGACACCAAAAGCACACTTCAATCCTGACATTTTTTTATCTACGGTAAATCGAAAAGGTCTTGCTAAGCAAAATAGATTTGAAGTACATATTTACTTTCCTAGAAGTTTTTCGGAGTCTATAGGAATAGGTGACGATAATCTTATTAGTTTGTTCTGCGAAGGGGCAACTTTGCCGCAACAATCTATTGGCGTCAAACAACAAAAAATATATGGTCCAGCATATCAAAGACCAGTTAGTGTAGATTATGGCGGAGAAGGTATTCCTATGACATTTTTATTAGATGCTAATATGAATGTTAAATCTGTTTTTGATATTTGGATTAGTAAAATTGTAGATCCTATACAATACTTTGTTTACCACCCCAGTTCATATGTAGCACAAATAAAAATAATGCAGTTAGATGAAGATGATAACATCGTATATACTTGCGTCTTAGAAGATGCGTTTCCTAGAAATGTTAGTCAACTAGAATTAAGTCACTCTTCACAAAATCAAGTACACAAACTTAATGTAACATTTGCATATAGACGTTGGTTCCCAGTATCTCCATTGAATGAAGATGTGACATATCCTGGATTGAATTTACTTAAACGAGATAAAGACACGGGAATTAGAGTATCCAAATCAATACGTAACACACAAAATGCTTTAGAAAGTGTAGTTAATTCTAAGACGTCTGCAGATGATTTGCTGAAACGTAAACTTAATAGATAATAAATGAGGAAATAATATGGCTTTACCTAAATTAGAAACACCTGTATATGAATTGATTTTACCATCAACCGGAGAGAAAAAACAATTTAGACCGTTTCTTGTTAAAGAATATAAAATTCTTTTAACTGCATTAGAATCAGATACTGAAGAGATTACTAGAATAGTAACAGAGTTAGTAGATATATGTACATTCAATAAATTGGATATGCCTAAGCTAGCAAATTTTGATATAGAATATATCTTTTTAAATATGCGAGCAAAGTCTATTGGTGAGATTTCAAGTTTATCGTTGACGTGTAAAAACTGCGAAAATAAAATTTCCGTTGACATGGATTTAACTAAAGCAATAGTTGAAAAAAGACCAGAGCATACACCAAAGATACAATTAACAGATGATATTATTTTAGAAATGCGATATCCAAAATTTCAAGAAATGATAGAAATTTATGAAAAGTTTAAAACAGATAAGATTGTTAGTTTGCTAAGCAACTGTATTAAGTCAGTTTATACAAAAGATAAAATTTATGACGACTACACAGATGAAGAACTACAAGAATTTGTAAATGGATTTTCAAAGGCTCAATTCGATATGCTAGAAAAATTCTTTTTAACTATGCCAAAATTGGTTCAGCATATAGAAAAAGATTGTGAAGCATGTGGTACACACAATGAAATTAAAATAGAAGGTCTACAAAATTTTTTCGTCTGACCCTTTCCCATGAGGGGTTATACAATTATTTTAAATTAAATTTTTCATTAATGAATAAACACAACTATTCATTAACCGAAATAGAAAATATGATGCCATGGGAAAGAGATACATATGTTGCTATGCTTATATCAAGTATAAATGAAGAGAATAATAAAACACACCAAAAAAATCTAAGGAATAGTTAATGCTACCCATTAATACTCAGGCACAAGCAAACTCAGATAAACTTATGTTAGAAACTTTGCAGAAGCAAGGAGAAGTTCTTTCTAATCAATCTAAAACTTTAGAAAAACTTGTTAACGAACTATCGAAACAATCTAGATCTAGTACAAAAGTAAGTACTAAAGCTAAGGCAGAAGCGTCTACAGATAATCAAAATCAAGGTATTTTTGATAAGCCAATGCGAGAACTTCTCGAAATGTTTAAATTTGAGTCTGGCGGTAAAGATAAGGAAAGTTTTAAACAAAAATTTAAATTTGAGTCTGGGGGTAAAACGCAAGAAACTGAAAAACCCGAAACTACTAAAGATACCAAAGATAAAGGGGAAGATGAAAATATACTAAAAAGTATACTTGAAAAGTTTAACGAATCCTCGGAATTTCAAAAGCAAATGGCTGAGAATAGTAAAACATTACAAATGATTTCCGATATAACTAAAACAAATTCATCTATCATGAAGGACGATCTTGCATTCGTTAAGAAGTCATATGAAGATGGTGAGAAAGAAAAAGATAGAGAAGCATTGGCACAACAGATTGCAGAAAAATTGGGAGTAGCCGATACTCCGGAACCCGTTAATCCTGAAACAAATAATAAAAAAGAAGATGAAAGTTCTCAGGAAAAACTTTCTACGAAGATAGGAAAAGCTGTTGCTGAGAATATAACAAGAGGAATTGGCCTTTTACTTACAACTAAAGACTTCAAACAAATCTCAGAAAAGAATACTGACAATATAATAGAAGCTCTACAAGGTTTAAACACCGGTGGAGGCGGCGGAATTAATATCCCCGGTGGTATACCCGGGGGAGGGAATAAACCTGGTACTCCTGGTACACCAAAAACTAATATACCCGGCACACCTCCCCCAGGAGGAGGTCAGCCACCAAAAGTACCGCCTCTTGCTGCAGGAAGTCCTTTATTAGCAGCAGGGGTAGTTACAAGTGTTATTGCTGGTGGAGCCGCTTTAACATATGGTGCAACCAATGTTCTGAATAATATGAGCGATGAACAATTACAACAATTATCCCAAGATACAGGAAGTGATACAGGTTTAGCTGCACAAGTAATATTATCTGGCAGAGCATCTAAAGAAGAAAAGGCTGCTGAGGAAAAACGAATAGAACAGAGTAGAGAAGATCTTCAGGATGCTCCATTCTTGACAAAATATTATGGTATAGGTAAAGAAGACTACATGAAAGAGTTGGAAGCCAAAAAGAAAAAAGAGGCAGATAAAAAGCGTATCAAAGAGCTGGTACAACAAAGCAAAGAAAAAGAACTAAAGAAAAAACAAAAACAAGAAGAAGTCAAAGTAAATCCTAATCTCAAAAATGAGGCAGGACCCCAAGAAGATTTAGTTATTCCAAAAGAAATGGAAAACTTATCTGCAAATGAAACTGCTGTTCCACCGGTGGAACCTGTAGCAGCAGTTGCACCCAAAGCATTGGATGCAGTAACAGAGCAAAAACAAGAACTAAATGATACTAAAACTGCAGCTGCTCCTATTACTGTTATAAACAATAATACTAATAATGTAGGAGGCGGTGGAGGGCAATCTATGAATTTTGCTGCGGCAACTGCAGTAAATACGGATACTTCTATTAATGACTTCTTTAGATCACACGGAAGAATACTTGCATAACGTGGAAAACCCAGGACTAAACCTGGGCCATGTTAAATTACTGTAGTTTAATCTTCAGCTAGTTTAGCAAAGTAGGATAGCGAATCTTCGTCATCATCAAAATCTACTTCTTTAGCAGGTACCTTAACTGGTGCCTTTTCTGCCTTCTGTGTTACTCGGGCAGGAATATGATCTTCATCTAAGTCTACATCCGCCGCAGGTTTAACTGCTGCTGTTGATGCACCATTTAAGCCCATAACCATTTCGAATTTTTTCTTCAACTCGTCATATGACATAAAGTTTTTCGGATCTAAGAATTGAACCAATGAATGTTGGCTACTCCAGATTTTTTCAATCTCAGCATCAT